CTCAAGGCTTTTTAGCCTTAAAAAGTGATAAATAGTGTTATGCCAAAAGATCAAATAGGATATAATAATAGAGACGATTTAATTTCAGAAATTAGATTACGTCTTGCAGACGGTATAGTTGACGTTGAACTTGACCGAGAACATTATGACGTTGCTGTTGATAAAGCAATAGCACGTTATAGACAGCTCAGTTCGGGCAGTGTTGAAGAAAGTGTTATGTTTTTACAAACACAAATAGGCGTACAAGACTACACTTTACCAAATGAAGTACAAGAAGTTAGACGTCTTTACCGAAGAGGCGTTGGTAGCAGTTCTGGTTCTGGTGTAAACTTTGATCCTTTTGATGTGGCATTCAATAACATGTATCTGTTAAATGCAGGCCAAATAGGCGGACTTGCAACATTTGATGCATTCTCACAATATAAAGAAACCATTGGTAGAATATTTGGCAGTGAATACAACTTCTTATGGAATAGAAACACAAAAATACTTAAAATTTTACGTAATGTTTCTACAGACGAAGAAATTGCAGTAGGTGTTTATAATTTTATTCCAGAAGATATTCTCTTAGGTGATGTGTATGCTAGTAACTGGCTAGGTTCTTATGCACTTGCTCAATCTAAAATGATTTTAGGTGAAGCTCGTAGTAAGTATGCTGGCGGACTTCCTGGAGCAGGCGGTGCTATTCAGTTAAACGGTGAAACATTAAAGACAGAAGGTGCAACTGAAATTGAAGCACTACTTCAAAGTGTACATAATATGGAAGAAGGTAATAGTCCTTTAGGATTTGTAATAGGTTAAAATTTATGATTATCGGTATTGTTGGTTTTATAGGCTCCGGTAAAGACACAGTCGCACAAGAATTTGTTAAAAGAGGTTGTATACAAGACAGTTTTGCGGCACCATTAAAAGATTTATGTGCAAGTGTTTTTGGTTGGCCTAGACATTTAGTTGAAGGCGACACAGTAGAGAGCAGAGACTTCAGAGAAACTCCGGATTTGTATTGGAGTAAAAGATTAGGCGTGCCTAATTTTACACCACGTTTAGCATTACAATTAATGGGCACAGAAGTAATGCGTAATCACTTTCATCAAGATATTTGGTTAAGCAGTTTAGAATATAGAGTATTGCAACTGACAAAAAATGCACCATGTGTTGTTGTTAGCGACGCAAGATTCACAAATGAACTAGATTTGATCAAGCAAATGGGTGGTAAAATTATTTGGGTACAACGTGGAGAATTGCCTGAATGGTTTGAAGTAGCAAAAACTGCATCAACAAATGCAGTGTCACGTAAAATAATGGAAACAAGATACAAGGACGTTCATGAGAGTGAATGGAATTGGGCAGGATATCCAGTTGATTTTATAATCAAAAATGACGGTACACTAGAAGACCTATACAAGCAAGTTGATAGTATACGAAATTGGGAAACAGGCGAATTTACTCATCTTAAATCTATTTAATACCACTTAATACCACCTAATACTTTTCAAAACGCCATAATATTTGCTATTTTTCATAAATAGTAGTAACCATTTAACATTAAATTGGGAGAATATTATGGCAGAATTAGTATCACCAGGCGTTAGTATTACACTCAGCGATGAGAGTTTTTACGCATCTGCTGGAACAGGCACTGTACCTTTGATTGTTGTTGCAACAGCCAAAGACAAAGCATCACCAGCAGGAGGCATTGCTCCTTTTACAACAGCAACGCACGAAGGCAAAGTAAAACTTATCACAAGTCAAAGAGAGTTACTTTCTAACTATGGTAATCCAACTTTCAAAACTTTAGGGGGTACTCCTCTACACGGCGACGAGCGTAACGAATACGGCTTGATGGCCGCATACAGTTTCTTAGGCATCGCAAATAGAGCATACGTTCTAAGAGCAGATGTTGATTTAGACGAATTAAATCCAAGTGCCGCGGCACCAACTGCAAAACCTTCAAACGGTTCATACTGGTTAGATTCAGATGACACAGTTTGGGGTCTTAAAAGATGGAGTGGTAGTGCATGGGTTAAACAATCAGTGTTAATTCCAGGTGCAAACGATGTTTCAAGTGGCGTACCATTAAGCTCATTTGGTCAGAACGGTCAATATGCAGTTGTTTACGTTACTTCAACTGGTTCAACACAATCTATTATTAAATTATACCAAAAGATTTCAAGTGCATGGTTATTAATTGATAACAACGGTACATTTAATAGTTCACATGATTTCCAAGTAGGTCCTCACACAGCAATACCTGCTACTCAAAGTGGTGGCGGAGCATTGTCAACAGGTGACTTATTCCTACAAATATCAAGGCCAAACAACGGTACAGATATCATTCTTAAGAGATATAATGCATCTACAGGACAATTTGTTCAAGAATCTGTTGTTGGAAAAGTAAATTCATATGAAGCATATGGTGCTTATCCTAATGTAAAAGCAGGTGATATTTGGATTGACTATGACAGTAGTAAAGCAGAAATTGCAATTAAGAGACACAACGGTGCAACATCATTAGTTGCTGACTCAACAAGCTCATTAGCAGGAACAACATGGGCAAATGCAATTCATGTAAGCGGTTCTACAGCATTTGAAATTATTGTTAACGACAACGACGTTGTTAATGGTTCAGTTAACGGTGTTATTCCTGTTACTTTGTATGACAAAGACAGCGACAATGACGGTAACTTAACACTTGACGATGTTATTACTGCTATACAAGATGCTGTTGGTGTTGCAGTTCCATCACAAACAGGTTCAGATTTAGTATCAGTTGCTAACGTTTCAGGACGTATTGCAATTACAGTAGCAGGCGGTAAGGATGTTAGAATTAAAAACGGTTCATTAGGTAGTGGATTTGATCCAACATCAGAACTTAACTTTAATTCCAGTTATAGTAATTGGGAATCTCCATCATTTACAGCAAGTGCAAATGAAATTACTGGCAGTTTAGCAGATGGTACTTTATGGTACGATAGCTCAGTCAGCAATTCATCTATTGATATTTTATATAACAATGCAGGTACTTGGGCAACTTATCCATATGATGTTAACATTGCGGCTTCAGAGCCAAGTGTTCAATCAGATGGCACAAGTTCACTTGTAGATGGCGATTTATGGATTAGCAGTGCTGATTTAGAAAATTATCCAAAGATCTACAAGAGAAATAGTGGTAATTGGATTTTAGTTGACTCTACAGATCAAGACAGCGGCGACGGTATTTTGTTTGCTGACTTTAGAGTATCACCTTCTGCGGCATCACTAGATGCTGACGCACCACTTCCAAGTTTATATCCATACAATATATTAGGTTGGAATAAGCGATTCTCAGGTGGTAACGTTAAGAGATGGACAGTAAATCACAGTGCAGGTTCAGTTGCTATTGGTAGCAGATGGGTAGACTACAGTGGTAATAAAGATGATGGTTCACCTTACTTGTTAAGAAAGGCACAAAGAGAAGCAGTTGTTAAATCATTAACATCAGCAATTAATTCAAATCAAGAAATCAGAAATGAATCTAACAGATTTAACTTAATTGCCGCTCCAGGTTATCCTGAGCTTATGGGACCAATGATTTCTCTAAGTGGAAATAGAAAAGAAACAGCATTTGTAATTGGCGATGCTCCTTTAAGACTTAAAGCAGACGCTACAAGTACAGCGGCATGGGCAACAAATGCAAACAATGCATCAAACGGTGAAGAAGGCTTAGCCATCAACAACGATTATGCGGCTGTTTACTATCCACATGGTAAAACAAGTGACTTAGCAGGTAACGATGTAGTTGTACCAGCATCACATATTGCATTAAGAACTATTGCGTTTAACGACCAGGTGGCATTCCCATGGTTTGCACCAGCAGGTTTCCAACGTGGTGTTGTTAGTAATGCAAGTGGCGTAGGTTACATTGATCCAGATACAGGTGAATTTACTTCTGTAAGTTTAAGTGAAGGTCAAAGAGATAGTTTATACATTAATAGAATCAACCCTATTGCACAATTCCCAGGCAGAGGCCTAGCAGTGTTTGGACAAAAAACACTTTCAGGAAATTCAAGTGCATTAGATAGAGTTAATGTAGCCAGATTGGTTGTATATCTCAGAGAAAGACTTGACGATATCGTTAAGCCATTCTTATTTGAACCAAACGATGAAATTACACGTCAGAATGCTAAAGTATTGGTTGATAGATTCTTAGGTAATCTAGTATCACAACGTGGTCTTTATGACTTTGTAACAGTTTGTGATAGCTCAAACAACACTCCAGCAAGGATTGACAGAAATGAACTTTACATTGATATTGCTGTGCAACCAGTAAAAGCAGTTGAGTTTATTTACATTCCGATTCGTGTACAAAACACATTGGGTCAAACCAACTAAGTTATTATATAACTTGAAAAGGGCGGGTTTCCGCCCTTTTCATTGAGCGAATTAAATGCAGAGTTAATGATTTTGACCTAAATCTGATAAATATTCGTATATAATTAAAGTTCGTAGGAGAACACAATGGCAGATGAAATTAACAGAATAGAAACCCGAAGCAAGTTCGGTGTACCTTTGAGTGGATCTACAGGTTCCGGTATTTTAATGCCGAAACTCAAGTATCGCTTTAGAGTTGCAATGCTTGGTGGTTTTGGTGGCGAGCCAGAGTCTAGAATCTTTACGCAGAATGTGCAAAGTGTTACTAGACCAAAGATCACATACGAAGAAGTAATCTTAGATAGTTACAACTCTAAGTCGTATGTACAAGGTAAGCATTCTTGGGAGCAAGTTACTGTCACATTAAGAGACGACATTTCAAATGGCGTCGCTAAGATAGTAGGTGCCCAAGTACAACGTCAGTTAAATCATTTCCAACAAACATCTCCAGCATCAGGTAACGACTATAAGTTTGATATGCAAATTGAAATCTTAGATGGTGTTAATGCAGGTGCTAGTGAAGTTTGGTTCCTAGAAGGTTGTTTCTTAACAAACGTTGACTACAGTGACAGTGATTACAGTGCAAATGATCCAGTACAAATTATTTTACAGGTTCGTTACGATAATGCTGGACACTATCAAGGTAGTAATGACGTTAATGGATTAGTTACAGGACCACTAGGTGGAGCATTTAACCCGTCCGTTGACTTAAACGATCCAAGCCCATTATCATAATAACAGGGGGTTAGTGTCTTGAGTTTATTTGGCTCTGGCTCACTTGGAGGTAAGAAATTTTATGTTCAAGACTTCCATAATGCCTATAGATATAGACCCCATGTTAACCCTGTCAGGCAAAAATTTCAGGGTTACGTCAACTTTATTCTCAACAGAGAATTTTTTGGTTCGTTGTATGGTGAATCCTCTAAAAACGAATTTCGTACCACAATCAGCAGTTTGGTAAAAACTGCTGATTTACCTAGTATAAATTTTCAAACTGAAACTAAAAATTCATTCAATAGAAAAAGTATAAAACTCACTGGTAGAGAATATAACCCTGTGACTATGCAGGTTTATGATACAGTAGGTAATGAATGGATTTCAGTGTTAATGAAATATTTTTCTTATCACTTCATGGATCCTCGCAATCAAGAGCAAGGTACTGACCCTGAAAGAAGAGATATAGGTGGTAGTAATCGTGGCAAATCCACAGGTGGAACTGACATGATAGGTTCACAATCAGGTCCATCAGAAGACTCTGGCATGACAAAGTTTACTGGTGCTTTTGATTCAAATTCAGATGGATTAAATATTCAAGAAACATCACACTTTTTTGAACGTATAGATTATGTGCTGTATCATGGTAAAAGAGGTATACAGTATAGTTTAATAAATCCGTATTTGGTTAGGTTTACACCTGCACCACTAGATTATGCTGATTCCAATGCATTTGAATTTGGTTTAGAATTTCAATATGAAAAATTCACTGTTCACAGTGTTGCAAACTTCAGTTTAGGCGCAGAAGACTATGATCGATTTGATCCGTCAGCCGCTAAGTTCAAAGGTCCTGCACACGAATTAGATCCTATAATGGAAGATGCTTTATCCGATAACGGTGCTCAAGGGCAACAGAGATTAGAATTTTTAACTCCTGCCTCAAGTGATTTATTACTCACAAGAAGTACTCAGGTATCCGCTTCAGCAGAAGATGGTGGCAGTGGAGATGGTACTGGTGATGATTCTGAACAAACTGATGAAACCAAGAGTGGCGACCCGGCACCAGATCCTAGCGATGTAACTGACAAACAAAATCAAAACAACGACGAGAATGATTCTGGGCCATTACAATCTGTATATGGAGAAGCCGCTACGTTTCCTGAAGATGATACTTCGGGAGGCTTATTTGGAGAAAGTTGGTTTGGAGATTTACTTGATGCATCTTTATCAGCGGCAATTACAGGCGCAGATGTCAAAGATGCCGCATTGGGTTCACTAGGACAATCAGCCATTAGGTGGTTAGATACTAATCCTGATGCTGTTAAAGACATTGTTACAGGCAACAATAAATCACCTGTTGCTGAATCTGATCAAGCCGCGGCTCCTGCCGAAGAACAAGATCCACCTACTAGAGGC